TTAATATAGTTAATAACGGCCTCTTGTATTAGTGCCTCTTCATTTCTCATGTGTTCAAAATTAGACTATTAACTTATCTCATTTCAACATCTTATTCACATACTTATTCACATAGTATTAAGTGTGATATATTTGGCTATCCATTTAGCCTTTTGGTTTAGGTTAACATTGATTATTGATTATCTGAGATAGCCTTGCAAACGTGCAGGGCTATTTTAGTTTATACTGTCGCAAAAATCTACTATACTTGCGACAAACAAAAGACATAACATGACAATTAGTGGCAAATGTTTGTCACAATTTTTAAAATACTTGTGACGTAAAATGTAATTTATTACACTTTTAAGTACGAATAAATGTAATTAACTACACTTTTCAGCATCTATCTCAGATAAATGCGTACTTAGTATAATTTCTATTCAGCTCAAAATAGGCTCTCATCATTATAGCATCAGCAATATCGGGAGATATTCCACCGGTGCGCTGGCTAATGGTATCCTTAGACGTAACTCGCAGCTTTCCTTCCTTATCAGGATCTACTCTTCTAATCAATTCTAATTCTTTGCAGATATCCTCTTGCCATTTGATAGGGAAAGTAATTTCATTTTTATCTATGAGCTCACCTAATCTAAAGTAACAGTCTGCTTTTAGATTCATGTACTGAGTGCCTCTTACTGCTTTACTACCATTCATAAACTCTCTGCATCTAAGGCTATCTACTAATCCACCGCCTACCCCATCAGCATCAGCAAGCACATTAGATAGCCTAACACTATACTGATTCATTAACCTTTGTATCTCTGCCTTAACTTCATCTTGTCTCTTTTGCCTAAGCACTACTATATCTATGCAGCTTAATCCTTTCCATACGCACAGCACTGTTCTATCTTTACCAAGCCGAGCTATATCCGCTGTGATATATCCCTCTCCTACATTCATGGGCTCTCTAAAGCAGCGCATCAGCTCATCGTATAAGTATAATCTATCTGAGCTATTATCAAATTCCCAATCTCCCTCTAAGAGTCTCTTTCTATCCGCTTCCGGTAATCGGGTTAAGCTTGTTACATAAGCTTCGGGTAAGTGTATATTATCGCCAGGAAGCGCCTGCACAAAAGCAAGATGCTCGGGTAGATTCTGATTTTTGTATGGTAGATAAAATTGGTTATAGATCCACCCCTTAGATGGATTGCACGTGAGCAGAATTTTAGGAGTAAGGTTGTATTCATTTAGCTTGTACCTAATACGTGAGCAAACTATAGAATAAGCTTTCTCACTTATCTCTGTAGCTTCATCTAAAAATACATCTGTGAGCTCTAATCCCCCGAGGTCCTGAAAGTTTGGATCTGATGGGTACAGGAATAAATCAGCTAAGATTATCTCTGAGCCATTACTGAATTTAATAATGTGGCTCTGCTGATTATAGCTGAAATCTTCTCCTGCTTTAAGGCCAATGTCATGAGCTACCTGAAAAAATGTATTCATGGTAGTCTTTTTAAGAGTGTCTAATTTAGCTCGGCCTATGAGAGATCTTGTACCTGGATACTTTAAGCGCCTAAGAATCTGCCACATGCAGCCCAGCATAGTCTTACCCCCTCCTGCTGCTCCTCCATAGAGAATAGTCTCAACGTCTGAATCTACTGATAAGAATTTAAGTGCCTCGCTTTGCCTGGTTAGTGGCTTAAAGTTGTAGTCTATTTGTCTCTCCATTGTACAAAATTAGGTACAATGAGGTGAGTATCAACAGGTTTCTTAATTCTTTCTAAGTTTAATTCTAATAGATAAGCACCTAATGGCTTAGGAGGTCTCATTCGCTCTACGTGAAAGCCCATAAAGCCTTCATCATACTCTTCCTTATAACTTGCTGTACGAATGTGATGCACATATCTCATGTTTATTCTATAGCCGCCATTAGAGCTATGAGATAATTCCTCTACCATATCAGCATGGTGATAAAGCTCATGTACGTGCCCGGTCCAAATGCAATCAGCTCCATCTATCATTACACCCATACGGTTATTCTGAATCACTCCCTTAGTAACTACTCCACCGCCACCGCTACCATGATAGTATTTTGTCTTAAATACAAAAGTGCTCGTTTTAGAAGCTACTACTCTATGAATCCACCATCCACCATAACCACCTACCAAAACATTAGTACCTGCCTCTCTGTTTAATCCACTTACAAAGCGCTCTATTAAATCAGTCTCACAGTTCTTTATAATTGCAGTCTCATGATTACCATATCCAACAAATATCATCAGGTGAGCATAAGGCTTAAACCAATCTATAGCAGTATTAACTAAGGCATCTAAGTAGTTAGCTACATTGTGCTCAGGTCTGATATCATTCTTATTGCGCCTTGGATCATACTTGCCCTGCATGCAACAAAACAAATCACCATTAACAGCAAAAGAAATATTCTCTTCTAAGCACTTATCTAAGTGAGCTTTGAGTAGCTTCCTATCGCAATGGGGGTTATCCCAATGCAGGTCGCTCATCATTAAAAACTTATCTCCACTTTTGCAAGTAGTGATTATGACATTTCTACCCTCTCGAGATGATGTAATCATTTGTGATTATGTTAGATTTTAACTCCTGGAAATGCTTCTTAAATTCGTTGTATGGCACATCTATTACTATTGCGCTATCTATCCCTTTCATCAGCGCTAATGTGCGCTGGCCTACATAGTAAGTACCATCAGCTCTAAACTCTACCTCAGCTTGAACTCCTACGCAGTTGCGAGCATCAAACATAAAAGGAATATCCTCAGCATAAGCAGACTCAAGGCCTATATCTTCGCTGTAATTCCACTGAATAATAGTGCAGCTGCATAGCTCAGGCAGTAGCTTGGCATTTAAATCTATCGGCTCCTTCTTTCTTTTAAATAGATTCATGTTCAAAGGTTAATAAAAAAGCCGAGCAATGAGCTCAGCTTTTCAAATTAGTTACTAACATCTATTTGTTAGTGGAAGAAAGTGCTAAAATAAACTCAATTGATTCTCAACAATAGGAGTAAGCTCTTCTTTAAGTATAGCAATTATGCGCTTATATCTCTCTAAATTATTTCTACTTTGCAATTGATATAGCAGCAATTCAACACCAGCCTTAAACGCTTCATCTTTGGATTTATACAAAGCACTTTCTTTTCTATATTGATTAATTGTGTGAGACCATCCCTCCTCAAATCCATTAAATCTCACTCCTCTATCCCATAAATTATTCTTCATAATAGCTACCTCCACCTGAGCTTCATAACCCTTACCGCACTTGAAAGTTTTTAAGATAGGATTCATACAAGCTCCATGCTCATTATAGATAAATTGATTCATAATTCAAATAACATTAACTGTTTATTTTCTTTTTGAGGTCTATAATACTCACCAGACGCAAAGTCATATTGAAACCAATTCTTAGAAAATTTCTTCCAAAAAGTATCTTCATTTATTAACATAACTCGGGCGCCACAATCCTTACATTTCTTAAATGAAATAGGTATATTATGATAAACAGCTTCACAAGTTGGATCTGCACAAACTTTAATGCTCATAACTTTTCCTCCCGAATCTCTATCTTAAATAGCTCTTTGAGTATCTCAATCTCATGGTCTTTCCAGTTACTAATTCCATTTTCTCTCAGGCAGTAGTTAGACTGTTCTATGCCTAACTTGAATGCTATGTATTCCTGCTTATATCCATAGAATAATCTGTAGCACTTAATTGATTTGTGAAATGGTATCATGATTCCTTAATTATTTTTTTAATGATGTCTATGTAAATAAGTCTGCTCAGCTCTATCTTTTGCAAGTTATCAAATTCTTCTTGGGCAGATGAGCCTAACACTACTCGGTTAGAAGCTTTAAACTTTGCCTCTGTTTTCTGCTTAGCAATATCTTCAAATCGTGCCCATACTTCTGCATCCCATTCCGATTTCTTATAGATGCTCTGCCTGAATAATCTTTGGCAGTTGTAAGGTGCCGAGATTTCTACCCAGGTATCCTTGCCTTCTTTCCATCTTTCTACATCAGCGTGCAGTGCAGTTAGTGGATCAGTAGGCTGAGCTCTTATAATTTCGGGCTCCGGTAATATAAGCGCCTTGTTTAGCTCTCGCCATACTTTGCTCTTATATTCTTCATAGCGCTTAAATACATCACTCATAAAAGCTACGCTAAATAGATTAAATGCATCTATTCTGTCAAAGTCTTTACCTATTGCATTGTATAAGAAAGCATTTTGCCAATCTTTAACTGATGCCCATCGGTGAGCTGTATCTACTACTTGCTTAAGTAGCATAACTTCTATATCCGAAGGTAGAGATTTAATGCCGTTAACTACAGCAGCTTGGGCTATGAGCTCTCTGAATTCTTGTTCAGATAGTGAGCGTATCTTAGGTGAGCTCAGGCAGTCTACTAAGTTCATTTCTTCAGCGCTTAGTGAACGATTGAAGCTCTGAGGTACTGATGCGGCCAATTCTTTGCTCATCTTCTTTAGATTTAGATTCGTTAATACTTCGTGCTTTCCACTGATCAGCAGCTGCTCTCCAGCTCTTCATGCTGTTCTTACCTACTTTCCAACCGTTGCTCTCATAAAAGCAGTAGAATCGTTTAGATAAATCTACATCATCTGTGTAGGCTATTATGTCTGAGAGTGATGGGGGATTAAATTTGGTAGAAGGTGAGCGCTTTGTTTCAAGCGCTTTAACCCTCTCCTCAAGCGCCTCTATGCGCTTTAAAAGAATAGTCATCATTTGGTTTATTGATTAGTGATTCGCCAAATATAACAAAAATCTTTTCCACCAAGGCAATGCTACTGCTTTTTTTACAGGTTTAGTCTTTGGTAACTTAACTAAGCCAAGCATATCAGTATCTGCTTTAGGTGCCTGATAAGAGATTGTAGTATGATTCTTTCTGCGCTTAATAGTATTTTTCTTTTGAAGCTCCATTACCCTATAGAAATCTTTACGTTCTAATTTTGGCTTTAACACTACTACTGTTTTATGATTTACTCTTGCAAGGATTCTTGCGCCTATTAGAAAGTTTCCAAAGCCTGGACTTAATCCCTCAGCTTTCATAGCTTGACTCATCATATTGCCTTTAGCTATTGAATCTACTGCCTGCTGTAATCTTTGAATAGTTACAAGCTCTCGCCTTCTTTTGTCAAATTGAATTGTGGTTTGTTTCATGATTATTGATTTGTGATTATTTAGTTAAGTTCAAAATTTGTATTGTCTGCTATAAATACTAAAATTTGAAAAGCCTCGCCTGATTCATTATCCTTAAAATCTGCCATAGTAGTTGCAACGGCTTGTAGCTTTAAGTTAGATTGGCTTTCTATAGCGATTGCAATAAATGTCTCGCTGTCAAGCGTGCTTAAAAAATCCATTAATTCTTTGATGTTTTCCATTTTTGTTATTTTAAATTTTTAATATAGTACTCCACACATTGTAAGGTGTATTCTTTTTGCTCAT